TTAAGAACTAAACTCTATATTGAAAGTAAGCACAAGCGTTATACTCAATTGCCAAATGTAAATGCTATAGATACACAATTTCCTACTGGTATGGACAGTGGTAATTTGTCAGTATTATTAGCATGTAAATTAAATTTTACTAAGATTTATATGTTAGGGTATGATTATATTAGCCATAATGGTCTAAACAATAATGTATATACTGGAACAAGATTGTATAGACAAGCCACTGATGTTCATGCCGGGCAACCAACTATTCAAAGTTGGTATCACCGTTTAATGATTGTTATGGCACGCTATCCCAATACTGAGTTTATTAGAGTGAATGGTAATGATTTTATTATACCTGTTGAGGCAGACAATTATAAACAAATTACTAAACAAGAATTCTTAGACGAGTTTCCTACATTCGTTCTATCATACAAAGAACCTGTAGATGAACCCGTTGAAGAAATAAAAATTGAAAAAGGAAATCCCTATGCAAACAACTTATCAAATCCAAACAGGCCCGGATGGTATCCAGGAAATTAAAAATAAGTATTTTCAGCATAAGGCAAGTGCTAAATGTAGAGGAATACCTTTTAACTTATCGTTTGAAGAATGGTATGATATATGGCTAAAATCAGGACATTGGCATGAGCGTGGACTGGGCAAGAACAAATATTGTATGAGCCGATACAATGATGAAGGAGCATACGAAGTAGGAAATGTTTTCATTCAAACTAATAGTGGTAATGGTAAAGATCAAAAAGGTAAATCTAAACCAACGCCATGGTTAATAGGTAAAAAACAATCTGAACTTACTAAATTGAAACGAAAAGAAACCATTAAAAATATTGCTACAGATTATTGGACAGGAAAACAAATGTCTCAAGAATCAAGTGATAAAAAATCTATAGCCCTTAAGGGTAAACCATGGTCTGAAGCAAGACGCTTATCACATTTGAAAAGGAAATTAAATGAAAACAACATATAAAATTGAAACAGGACCCGATGGCATTCATTGGGTGTCAGTGGAGCCACTCATGGAAGATACTAAAAATGCCTTACACGCATTGATGGACATTGATCCATCAGCATTGAAGAAAGAAGATCAGGACTTTCTTAATATTAAAATTGCAATGTGCCGGGGCGTTTACGAATTCTTAGGATCATTACTCACTGAGCAAACATTGAAAGACATAAAGGCAAAATCAAATGCGAAAACTAATTGATAAACCATTCACATCACATATAAAGAATCTGGATAAAATGGTGACTGAACTTAGCCCACACATGACTGAGTTAGAAATTGATGCCTGCATTGGTTACATGTTTACGCTCAAAGATACCAAGTGGGATATTAATCCTAGTCCAGAAGACTGTAAGACACAATTAGAAATTATGCTAGGTAAAGATCGCTTTTTAGAAATTTGTAAAGCATGGAGTCAAAAGAATCAAAAGTTCTTGACTGTATTTGGTACCATGAAATACAAACGCAAGAGTGATGGCACATTGTGGGATGGTCTTGATGACACCGACAATGCCGACGATTACGAGAAAGTATACATCTAATGTTTAATATCCTCTGCTTAAAGCATGGCACATTGTATTCCAGTGAGTACGTAAACAAACTATTCAGTATGGTAACACGACATGTTACTTTACCACATCGTTTCTATTGCTTTACAGAGGATGGGAAAGATTTGCATCCTGCAATTCATATTAAGCCATTGCCCACGAACAACAAATACAAAGGGTGGTGGCTTAAGCCATATCTATTCAGTAAAGAACATTTTACTGAGGGTACAAACTTTTATCTAGATTTAGATATGGTCATTCTACAAAACATAGATGAACTATTGATTTATAAGCCTGGTCATTTCGTAGGTATGCGTGATTTGCTCAGAGTAAAAAGAAATAGCGTCAATCATCTTGGTAGTGCAATCATGCGATGGGAAGCCGGCACTAATCATTCAATATGGGATGATATGAATGAAGAAGTAACACAACGATACCACGGTGATCAAGATTACATATGGGCCCATCATCATAGTTCAATGGTCTTCTACCCTGACGAATGGATCAATAGTTATAAATGGGAATATCTTATGAAGAAACCCGTTAACGGTAAGATATTAATGTTCCATGGTAACCCAAGACCACACATGGTTCAAGATAAAATTGTATTGGAGAATTGGAAATGAAATACGATCTTGCTGTAATGGTCAACGCATTATGTTGCCCCAGTAAACATTATCAAATTTATTCCGTGATGGATCAATTAGATGATGAAGACTGTATGCAATTGTACGAAGACCTTTGTGAGTTTAGTGGGTGCGAATTGCCACCTCCTGTACAAAAAACCTTTGATAAAAGACTAAAAATACAATAAAGGCATAAATACATTATAGGAGATAATCATGAGCAAAGAAAAATTATACGCAATTCGTTTTAGCATTCCCGACATGATCGTTGGAATCGTTATAGGAGTAATGTTAGCATGGCTGATGAACTAAAAAAATTAGGTGGCGCCAGACCCGGCGCAGGCAGAAAGAAGGGTGGCACTAATAAAATCAGTGCTGACAAGATCCTCAAATCAATTGAAGATACATGTGGTAAACCCTTTGAAGAACTGTTAGCGCAAGGTTATTATTCAAGCATCATCAACCAAGATGTGAATACTCGCCTTCAATATGAGAAGATGTTTATTAATAAGGTAGTCGCCGATAAACAAGAAGTAGATGTTACTTCTAAGGGCGAAAAACTTAGTATTGGTTTTAACTTTCCTAAAGTAGAATTAGACGACTGGAAATGAAAATAGACATTCCTTTATTCGGTGAGCAGAACACTGTTCTAGCAGATTGGCTCACTACTGACAAACACTGTATTGATATCGTGCCTGTTGGTAGTGGAAAGACATTCCTTGCCGCGATTGCCTTGCCAATATTCGCTAGTGACCCTCGCTATCATCGGGGAAAGGACATTATATATTCAGCACCTACTGGAGCGATGATAAAGTCCTTAATATGGGAACCATTGAAACAAAGTTGTATCAATTATTTTGGATTAGTTGATGGTAAAGACATTAACAATTCAGAATTGACAATCAAGTTTCCTAATGGTGTTTTTATTCGTTGTAAATCAGCAGAGCAAAGAGAAAACTTAAGAGGTTTAAACGTAGGTGTTTGGGTCGCTGACGAAGCAGCACTATACACACAAGACACTCTCCAAGAAATCACGAACCGTCTTAGACCAAAAGTAGGTCAACCTGAAACTGCAGGTAGGTTAATTGTCATCAGCACACCTAACGGTGCCGGACCATTGTATGAATTGTTTAAGTTTGCAATGGAAAGACCTGACAAATATGTCGTGAGACATTTCAATTACCTACAAATGCGTTCGGGAAATAGAGAGTTCATTGAAGAACAGAAACGTATCATCAGTCCATTGAAATTTCAACAAGATTACATGTGTAGTTTTGAGAACGTGGCTGATCAGTTCTTCTACGCATGGGACAAAAATAAGTACACCGTTGATAACATTGTTGATAGAGGTGGTGAACTTTACACATTTCATGACTGGAACAAACGTGTAATGTGCGCAGCAGTCGCGCAAGTCACTAACCCATATACTAAAGATGGCAAGATTGAAATATTAAAGAGTTATGCGATTCGTGATTGTGGCACAGAAGGTATAGCACAAGCAATTCGCCAAGATTTTCCTAAACGTAGAATATCTAGTATTATTGACATGTCAGGTACACAAACTAATCGTGACACAACCAGTCCATTCGGTGTAACTGACAGAACCATCATTGAACAATATGGATTCACCGTAATCAATAATCGCAAATCAAACCCTCTTATCGCAGACACAGACAATACAAGTAATGCATTCATATCTAGAGGTGGATTAGTCGTTAAGAAAGATGACAAATTCTTATTAGAAGCATTACAAACATACCACTTTGAAGACGCTACTAGAAAGAATCTAGTAAAGTATACAGAGCAAAAGTATGCACATATTGACGGTCTTGGAGACTGTATTAGATATGGCATTCATTACCTATTCCCAATACAACATGAATCAACTGGCATAGCCGAATATGTTGGAATGGATCAACGTTTAGCACGTAGAGTAAGACCTGGCTTAGAACACATGCCAGATAGTCCTCTATATCCTGGTGGTCCTACATGGGATGAAATATTAAATGGTGATGAGACAGAAAAAGATTTTATGACATGGGGATAAAAAATGGACAAAAGGTAAACGAAATCAAAACAATGCTAGAAAGTACTTACTAAGAAAAAATAATTAGAAAATCCTATAACACAATGTTGGGAATGGACTGCGGGTAACAAATAACATTGGTTATGGTATGATTAAATCAGAGCATGATAATAGAAAAATGCGTACTGCTCACCGTGCAATGTATGAAGTACACAATGGTCCTATTCCCCATGGCGTGCAAATATTACATAAATGTAGCAATATAAAATGTGTAAATCCTGATCATCTATTTTCTGGATTATTGCAAGATCGTGTTGATCATATGAGGAAAAGCGAACGTGCTAAATGGTGGGGTTACCAATATGTAGAAGGACAATTAATTATGCCGCAATTGACATGCCCACATTGTGGTAAAACATTAGGAAGAAATATGTATTATCGTTGGCATGGAGATAAGTGTAAACATAAAAGTAAAGCATAAATACTAGATGCTGTATGAAAACAAACTGGCAGTATTTCACCACGTTTTTAGATATAGGTGCGTTCAGTGTCATAAACCATTTTACGCCACTGATTATCTCAAGCCCTCTCAGATTTTATGCCATGCATGTGAAAGATCAAAATAATGCTTAACAAAGACTTATTAAAAAGAAATCCAATCTATGAAGCAATATACCAACAAATGTTGGCATATCAATTGTCATATCTAGGGGGCTTAGCCTTCAAGCAGTATGTACGTAAAAAGAGACCCAGTGAAGATTCAAATCTATATACCGATTTAATCAATAATACTGTTGCTCAACCAATATGCCGTTATATTGTTGATACCATTAACGATGTGTTATTTGAGCCGGGCATTAAACGTAATCTACAATTCTGTACACCCAATGGTCAAATGATTGATCCTAAGAATACAGAATGGGTTGATCTATTCACATTAGATGCTGATTTGCAGAATAGAACACTAACAGCATTCATGGAGAATGTTGGTGATCTTACAAGTATCTTTGGACATTGTTGGGTAGCAGTAGATATGCCACAAGAAAATGAAGGTAATCTAGGTCGCCCATATGTTTGCGCTATCAGCCCATTAGATGTTTGGGACTGGGAATGGGATTGGTATGGTGGCAGACCTATTCTAAAATATGTCAAGATTAAAGAGATGGAAGAAGAAGATTGCTACTACATCAAGTGCTACCATCTTGGAGACAGTGAAACACCTAGTTATTGGAAGTCATATGAAGTTCCAAAGAACATTGCTAGTGAAGGTGAGAAAGAAGCAGAATTAATTGGTGAAGGTTATTTCCCGCCTGGTATGAGCATTCCAGTATTCATTGCATATGGTCGTCGTGATCCTCGTACATTAGACTTAGGTGTCAGTGATATTGATGCAGCAAGTGATGCTCAACGTGAACATTATAAACTTGAATGTGAAGCCTATTCTGCTGTACAATTCGCACACACATTAATTCGTGCAGACAAAGGCATCAGTATTCCTGTACACGCTGGTGCTATTGTTCGTGCATCAGAAGGTCAAGTAGAAGCAATTAGTGTTGATACTGGTGATGTTAACACAATCATTACAAAACAGAAAGATATCCTTGAACAAATTGAAGCCCTCACTGGTCTTGGTGGACTACGAAACACAAAAAATCAGATCGCAAGTGGTGTCGCCATCATTGAAGAAAGAAAGCAGTTACATCGTCTTGCCAAAGCGAAAGCAAGACTCATGGAAGTCGTTGAAGAACTCATCTTCACATATGCAGCAAGATTCATGGGAGTCAGATGGGCAGGAGAAGTCAATTACAACACAGACTATGAAGCCCACGACACAAACTATAGAATGGCGCTTATCAGGCAAGCCAAGGAATTGGTTGGTGACAATCCAATGATTCAAGCATTGATCACCAAAGAGATTATTGGTATGCTTGCCCCTGCTCAAAGTATTCCAGAATACGAAGAAGCATATATCAAGACCATTCCTGATGTTGATGTACGCACACTCATGACGCAAACGAATGATCAAGTACTAAGTCGTGATCTAGGTGAAAGCATGATCCCAGAACATGAAATGTACGGTGAAGAAGAATCTGAAGATAGGGACGAATCTGAAGATAATGATGGAGGCGAGGCTCCAGGCAATCCTATGAATGCATCAATCGTGGGCGGGTCAGGTACTCCAATTACTCCTATGGGGCAAAGTCTATATGTTCAGCAGGCAGTCGCTGCTCAACTTAATACTATGAATACGGGGAGATAAAACTTGTTTTATTTCACTCCAGCATAAATACATTATCAACTCGGTGGTAACGTTATAACTAAGGAAAAATTTAAAATGGATCAAAAATTCGGTGGCAACGGTGAAGCCCCTGCAGTAGATCAGGGTCATGATATTGACGAATCTACAGACCAGAAGATTAATCCTGGTGCTATTCGTAAGAGTACTACAAGTTCTATATTGAATGCCTTAAGCAATGCTTCAGGACAACAATTTGAAAGTGTAGAAGCCGCTCTTGCTTATATTGCTAGAACTTCTGCTTCCGGTGGCAACGCACAGCCAGTGGATCAACCCACTCAACCAAGACAGTCACAGGGTCGTGTTACTACAAATGATCTTCATGAACAGTTTCAAAAACTTCAATCAGACCTTGCTCAAAAAGAGCAGCGTCTNCGTGAGAANGAATTAGATTCTGAAATTCAGAGGGCAATGGGTGACAAATTTGACCCAGACTTNTTAGATTATGCNTTAGGTAANGTAAAAGCCAACATTCAGTGGAATGATGANGGNACTTACAATATCGTAGATTCTAANGGTCGTGANCGTTATGGGATGGATGGTAATCCACTTACAATCAGTGGACTAGTTAATGAAGTCGCAAAGGGTAACCCTAAACTTCTAAAACAGAGTATGACGTCCAGTGGTTCAGGTTTGAGACCTGGTAGTAGTTTCGCAGGTGAAGCGAGTGAGGGTATCCCTGACTATAGCAAAGATCCTGCTGCGTTTAACGCATGGGCAGCACGNAATGGNTTAGGCAAGAATATTGGTCTAAAAGCAACTAGCGTATCTGCTTCAGTATCTACATCCAGTCGCAAAATACTCTGATTGCCAAAACTTAAGGAGATAAATTATGGCATATGTATTAGGCGGTGCTAACAACGAGGCTGATGGCTTTACAACCGCAATTTCTAATTTCGCTTTGCGTGCTATGCACGAATCCCAAGGTCTAGTTAACATGACCAATGTCGTTACTCCTACACAGGGTAACACATTCTTAGTTCCTAACTTTGCACCAATCACCTATGCTGATTACAACCCAGCAGGTAGTGGTGGTACATGGGGAACTGGTGATGCAGTAGTTCAGAACCCTGCTCTAGCACAAGGTTCAATCACTGCTAGCCCTGCAGTTGCAACAACCGCATTTGACATCTTCTTGGGATGGACAACTT